GCTCGGCTTTGTTGGGGATGACAATACAGGGACCGCTTTCCATGGGGAAACGCCTGTTGTGCTGTTCCTGGTTGCAGATGACCTGTGCAACGTGGCGCATCAGTTCGCGGATACCGTGCGCCTTGCCCATGTTGGTCTGATTGTTTTTTACGTCCTGGCAGACCGCAATGTAACCGTCATTAAACCGATAACCGATATCGATCCTGAACATGAACTCGCAGGGGTCGCCTTTCATTTCATCCAGCAAAAGGAAGGGTACATTTTCTGGTGCTGGGGCGAAGATGACTCCTTTAGCACCGACAAGTCAAACCAAATCTTTTTGGACAGCACACATTTGCACACAGCACATGCTCGCAGGGAACCGTCAAAGGGGGTATGGTTGTCCGGCAAAATCTCGGCGGCAAGTCTATGGCACATGGTGCAACCCTGTACGTGTGTGTTGAGGTAGCAGTTGACACAAATCCGTGCTCGACGTTCGGCCTCCGCCTGGTCACAGGTTGTCTGCCCCGACTTGAACCAGTTCATAAATGTGGACAGACCCGTTTTAAGATCATCCCAGGAAAGCGCGAAAGAGGGGCGGGGCCGCTGCTCGTCATCATACAGACACCATCCTGGGGGTAGGGTCTGGCACAGTTGGTCCTCCATCTTGTCCAAGAGTTCGAAGGGGACCTCCCCGTGGTTGCTGGACACATGCTGCTGGGCGCGGAAGAGCCACTCGTTTTTGTCGATGTGTTGGATTTGGTATCCGCAATCGGGACAGGTCCACCTAAAGCCTTCAGGTGGAACTTCTTTAGCCAGCAGCTTCAGCATACTCGCTGTCCAGTTGCCGGGCCTGGACGAAAGTGCGCCAGCGGGAGTCCTGGGGTGCACTGATCCCGCTACGGCGCAGAATGTTCATCCGGTCACGGAAAAGCTCCGAGAGCACCACTGCGGCATCGGCCAGGTCCGGGCTTTTACGGGTGCGCTCCTTCATTTTTGCTTTCGGTTCGACCATGATGTAGTTGCCGCGCATTTCCCACCACCTCCTGCAGAACTCGCTGGCTGTCTCGGTGTCCAGTCCCCTGATCTGACCGTTCTGGACGAGGAGCCGGAACTGGAACCACAGTTCTGTGACCCGGTTGAGGTATTCCTGGTCGCCTCGTTTAAGATTCGTGCCAGAAACTGGACGGGTTGAAGCCCGTCCACCGAATTCAACAAGCAGTATCTCCGGCGACCATTCACGCTGAAGGATAGACGCCAGACCCCCTCCTTCACCTGTCGAATCGAGAGCCAGCATCCTGGGCGGTATTCCTCGCTCAAGACAGGCTTCTTTGACTTGGCGGGCGATCTGGTAGTGGACTGGGTCATCCCGGCTAAGCGTGGTTTTGATGAATATGATCTCGGACAAGCACAAAACAAGTTTGTCCCCGATGTAACCGCATTTGCCGATCCGCAGGCAGCACCTGTCTCCCCCCTCAAAGGCTGGGTCCAGCGCCGCGCCCAGGGTGAATGAAGCGTTCCACAAGGGGTCTTTAAGCGCCTCAAACCTCACCAGCATGGCGCTGGTGAGGACCGTCTTCTGCACCCCCTCCGGTGCCCAGAACCCCCTCCTCATCGACCAGAATTGCGGAGAATCAATCCCGTATATCTCCGCCGTGGTGTCCAGGTCGTCCTGGTTGAGCAGCCCCGGATATGTTTTTGATTTATTTAGAACATTCGGACTCTTAAGTCCGTCCAGGTGCACGCACACCCCCCTTTTTGTCTCCCACGACTCCGAGTCCTCGCTGATACTGTCCCACCCCGCTTTTGGCTCGCACATCCGCCCGTGCGGGTCCAGGTGGTCATCCGCGTTCCCCAGACCAATAAACTGAAAGCGCCGACTCCCCGCCTCCAGATTCACGCACGCCTCCACGATGGCCTCCGGCACAAAGGGCATCTCATCCACCACCACTATCACGTCCGGGGCGTGGAACCCGATGATCTTCCCCACCGCCTTCTCCACCTCCCCCCGGTCCGTGGCCAGCCCGAATATCCCCGAGTTGTCAGACCCCTTCTCATACTGAATGCAGTTGCGGCTCTGCACCGGATTGCCTATCACCGGTGCCAAACGATAAAACTTGGACACCTCCTTCCACAGCCTCCGCCGCAGCCCGTCCAGCGTCGTGCTGGTCCCTATCACCACCGTCTCAAAGGGCCTGGCATACCAGCGGCTCAAGACGTAAACCGCCGCACAGGTGGTCTTCCAGCTGGCCGCAGGCCCTGTCACAGTCACCCACCTGTTGTCACAAAATGTCTGTAACAACAATTCCGACCAGTCGTTGAATATGAATGTGTCCCTCCTCCTGCCGTTCCACAAAAGATCAATGGCGTTGCGAAGATGATAAAAACGCCCCTCCTCGCTCTGCCCATGGTAGAACTCCGCCAGCTCCACCGTCACCGCGTTGGTCCCATCCGGGAACTTATGGCCGTACTTTTCCATCCGAAGCCCGCTGCGCCGCCCTCCGCCTCCGCATGTATTCCCGCTGATACCTTACACGATCAAACTTCTCCGCCCCCGCCTCCGCCTTTTTAACACGCTCGCCATGCTCTTTCATCTTCCCACCATACAAATGATTTAACCAACCAGTCATGTTAGACCATTATGTTAGTCTAACATGGTTTACAAGCGAAAATCTCCGCAGGGGTAGCCGCGCGGCGGAAGCGGCAAAAAGAGAGCCTATGGGGGCGGGGGTGCGCCACCGTCCCGGCCGGACAAAGAATTCCCCTTCCCGCTCGCCTGGCGTGCCCCGACGAGGGGCTGATACCGTCAATGGAGCGTCAACACGCCAGAGCGTAGCTAGGTAGAACAGCGGATTAGGAATCCGTTGCGCTTTATCAGTCCTGCGGCTCAACAGCCTTGTCCAGTGTGACTTGCGACAGGACGTTGAGTTGGAGGACATTCTGCTGAGTCTGCTCAGGCCATACCGTTTGATGTACGCTCGCAACGTCTCGCACTGCGCGAGCAACACGAAGCTTTTTCGGATGATCTGCTGCAGCTTCCGCAGCCTCTGCGGAGTATTTAGCGAGAGCTGTACGGGAGCGTTTACGGTAGTCTTGTAGAGTATCTGCTAAGGCATCACTGGTTGTTACGTTCTGTGACAAAGCTAAAGCATGAGGGACAACGTGAAAGCTTGTACTTCTGCCTGCTTTAGGTACGCGCCAGTTTTCGCGTTTGCTCCATTGGCGGAGTGTGGCGTATTTGATTCCCAGTCGTTTGCTGGTCTCGATGTAACCGATTGATTCGGTGAGGATGCGGACTTCGTTTTTATTGATTGGCGTTTTTAACGAAGGCTTAGCCATTAGCGCGTGTGTTGCAGAGCGAGCTTGAGCGTCTCACAAGCCAGTGTGAGAAGTCAAGCTTTTTTCATTTGTTCATTACCTTTTCGTCTACGGGATTCGAACAGCGCATAACAAAATGAATACATCTTAAAATAAGGTATTGACACGCATATTAAGAGTATGAGAACATGCCAGCATGCAAGACACACACACGTTGGAAATAGACGAAATGGCAAGGCAGAAAAAGCCGAGCGCATCGCCTGAAAAGAATGCGCAGTTTATAGAGGGACTTGCGGCAAAACTCAACAAGTGGGGCTGTCGCAAGGATGCGGCGAACCTGAGAGCAATGATTGCGGCAGGGCTTCCAATAGCTCAAGGGAGTGAAAACGCCACAGCGGGCATTGTAGAGGCTGCAGCGGCCAATGTGGAAGCAGTGATTGAGACAGCCAATGGCATTCAATCCAATAGCTATGACGCAACGCCCTACGTGGCGCAAGATGGAGAGATTGACTTGGCACTCGCGGCAATTAAAGCAGGGCAGAATCCGCTTTTTGTAGGCGGAGCAGGATGCGGGAAAACGCACCTTGTGCATCATCTGGCGAAAGTCTTAGGTGGAAGGCCAATCTACACGCTGCAGGGAGCAGACGGTGTTGTCCCCGAGTACGTAATTGGATACCGCGACGTTGAAAACGGCAACACCATATACAGATATGGCTTGGCGGTGCAGGCCGCGAAAGATAATAGAGGAGCCATTTTATACTGGGATGAACCAAACGCAACGCCAGATGGCATTCGCTTCTGGTTGTTCAGTCTGATGGATGGAAGGCGAGAAGTGACACTCCCCGAAAACAACGGGGAGCTTGTGAAGGCCAATCCGAATTTCATCATCATCGGAGCGATGAATGAGGGACGAGGCTACAGCGGCACAAGTCGCTTGAATGACGCATTGCGCGAGCGTTTCACTGTTATCGATATGGCATATTTGCCAGCGGCAAGAGAGAAAAAGCTTCTGGCCAAGCGAACGGGATGCACAGCGGAAATTGCCGACAAGCTCGTATCGCTAGGCAAGCAATTAAGGGCAAGTTTCGACAGGGGAGAGCTTCACACTCCCTTTGGCACTCGCTCATTGCTAAAGGCTGCAGGGTTGATTCAGCAGGGAGTAAAGCCTTTGGACGCGGCAAGGGTGGCATTAGTCAACATGATACCGTCAAGCAACGCTCAGGAACGCAAGGCCGTACAGACTGCCAACGCGGCATTCTTCGG